TCGAAGGCGACGGCCAAACGTGTGTTTCAAATCGTGAATCCTGATCGACAGATAGCCAGGGTGAGCGGGGCGAAGGTTTTCCTCCTGCCAGAGTTTCGCCGCTCTCACTCGCGCCTTCTTCCAAGCCGAGTCGTTCATCCGGTGCATTGCGTTGCCGTTGTAAGGGAAAACCCATTCCTTGCTCAGGCCGCGCTGCTTATCAATGATCGACTTGGCAACGCTGTTCAGCACTACCAGGCGCTCGTCGCCATTCTTCACGCCAGAACGTTCGTGTCTGCCACCAAAGTCAGCCGGGATTAGGAACACACTGGTACCGAGCTCCGGTACCGATATCTCCCAGTCCCACCTCAGCTTGCAAACTTCCTGCTCGCGACAGCCGGTGTTCACCTTGAACAGCGCCATCGTCTGCAGGTGGGCCGGCAACTCCCCGAAAAGAATCGACTGCTCCTCCCACGACATCGGATAGGGCTTGCGACTCGATTTCTTCTCTTCCAGCTTCGTGAGCATTGGCACGCTATCCAGCCACGGCCGTCGCTCATCGTCTCGCCACTTCCTGGCACACAACGACAAAACCCGAACCACACGCTCGATCGAGATATTCACCGTTCTGTTGCTCACGCCTTTCTTCACCTTGCCATCCGGCAGCGTTTTGGTCGCCAACCTGTCCTTAATGAAAGGCCCGAGGGCCTGGTCATCGATATGGGTTAGCGGCATGTCGCCGATGAATTCGTCCAGCTGTGAAAGGTGGTGAGCCGAAAGCTTGATGGAAGGCTCATCCTTGAATTCGACCAAGAAGCGCATCGCCGCATCCCGCCACGTTCTGACCTGCCGAACGCCGTAGACCTTCTCCTGCCGGATCTGCTCCAGTCGGTGTATCAGGTAGCGCTCTGCTTCTTGCCGGTCACTTGTTCCAGTAGATTCGTAAAGTCTTTCGCCGTTGATTTTCTTGTCGATATGCCAGAGACTTTTCCTTTGGGAGAGGCCTGTGATCGTTTTTCGCGCCATTGTGTTTCTCCTTTCTGGCGCTCGCTGCGGGGCAATTGTTGCTCCCTCGCGCCCTTTTTATCAATTGCCTTGGCTGCCACGTAAGACGATGCCCACGCATCAAGCTCCTGACGATCAAAGTCGACACCGCGCTCCCCGATCGGGAACTCATTCACGAACGGCCTGACGATTTCGTTAAACAACGGCAAATTCATGCTCAATTAGGCAGGCGCCTCGCCGGCCCGGATAAAGCGTGGCTGCAATTTTTGTGCGCCCATACAGCATCCTTTTCCCCTGCTGGGGCAGTTAATTGGTGATGCTCCATGCCGCGCGTGGCGGCAGAAGGTGGTGATGGGTTATGCCGGCAGCAAGCCTTTTGCTTTGGCTTCCGTCCGGCACTGCTCGCGAAACTCGCGAGCCTTTTCGATTGCTTGCTGTTTGGTGGCTGCCTTCCAGGTGGGGCCGACCTGGATGAATTTGCCGCGCAGCTTGCCGCACCAGTGTTTGACGAAATCGCCGTTCTCGATCTGGCAGATGGTGCCGGCCGATGCTTTCGGCGCCGTCGCGTAATCCACCAGCTTCTGGTCGTACGTTAATTCGGGCATGCGAATTCCTCGCCGCCGTACACCGGCAGCATGTAGGGAGTTGGGGTGTGTAATTGTCATCACTACGCAAAGGAACTAATATCCGATCTTCTTAAATGGACCTTATGGATAAGTACCGATGACAACGTCTAAAGAAGCAGTGGCAGCTCTGATTGAAGTTATGAACACCAAGATCGGCGTTCCTACAGGGCTGAAGGTCTCTGCTGCGGAAGGCCTTGGTTACGCAGGTGGGGACGAGGCACGGGCTGCCCTTTTAAAGGTTATGACCACCAAGCTCGGGATACCGACTGAGCTTAAAAACGCCGCGGCAAAGGCTCTGGGGCAAGCATCAAAGGGCTAGAAGCCAGTTGGTTGAGCCAGATTCAGGACAGCTAGCTCACGCTTCATAAATGAAATCCAGTGCGTTTTCTCGCGCTTGCCGGACTTGTGTCCAAACAGCGGCTTCTCGTCGGTCAGCGCCAAGACTTCGCTGACCCGCACTTGCGTCTCGTTCCATTTGAAGATCAGAATGCCTTCGGGTTCTAGCACCCGAAAACACTCGGCGAAACCCTGTCGAATGTCCTCGCGCCAGTCGGCGGTCAGCATGCCGTACTTGGCCCGCATCCAACTGTCGACCCCGGCGCGGGTCAGGTGCGGCGGATCGAATACCACCAGGCGGAAGGTTGAAGCCTCGAAGGGCAATTTCCGGAAATCCATCAGAACATCCGGCTCAACCTTCAATACCCTGCCATCGCAAAGCAGGTGCTGCTCATCACGGATGTCGCCGAACAGCGCCCGCTGGTCCTGTTTATCGAACCACATCATTCGGCTGGCGCTGCACGGGTCGAGGACTTTCGCTGCTGCACTCATCGCCACGGCCCCTTGTAGATGAGGTAGGCCATGTAGAGCGGGGCGAAGATCATGGCGTCACCTCTGAGGCTTCTGGAATCTCCTCGAACTTGTAAGTCTTGATGACGCGCTCTTCGACGGCGGAGACTTTGATGAATTTGGCCTCTTCAACCCATGGGTAGGCGTTTGGTTCGCCGTGCTTGCCGCCGGCGCTCATCTCACAAAACGCGAGAGCCCGGCCATCGGGCAGGATGAAGGCCTTCACATCGACGTCGTAGTTGCGCTCCCAGCTGTAGTGGCACCAAGAAGGGATGCCGCGAACGTCTTTAGCCTTATAACGCACTTCGTTAATGGCGTCGTCATGCTCATTTTCGTCGAACATGGTGTCGAGTAGTTCGCCCGGTGCGGCGGACAGAAAAGCATTGTCGATGCTGCTGTCCTGCCCATCATCATCGGTAAACGTGTAGGCGTAGCCGAACTCAAGCCCCTTGCGCATGACGAGCAGCTTCGCCAGTTGGCTTGCAGTGAGCGTGTTCAGTGAGTGGTGGATGTTTGCATCGAGCATAGGGGGTCCTTGCCGCTATAGCGGCTGACTTTGAAGCGGGGGGAGTAGAGGTTTTTGGAGCTACGGCTACTATCGATAGGGATTCGGTTATAGCGGTGGCTCAGATGCTCAATGAAACGGATACGGTAGGGCAGACGTTCAAGCGGGCGTTTCGCAGGGTAGACGGCGTGACAATGTATTTCTTTTGGGCTATTTGGCTCGGGCTCACGACTTGGGCGCTGTTTGACCCTGTTCCTTTAAGAATGCCCGCATGGATGCCTTTCCTGATCGGCCTAATAAGTCCATTTCTCTACATATTTGTTGGTGTAATGCGCTCACCTGGTTTGTTGACGGCGCTGATCATCGTTTTCTTCAATGTTAAATTCCTCTCGGTCTTCATCTGACTTTGAAGGGGGGAAGAATGGAGTGATTTAGAATCGGCTTACTCTGGCCGATATCTGAATAGGCCGGGTCCGTTGATTGGAGAAAGCGATTTGAAGTCGGAAAATAGAGCCATGGGTTTTTTGAGGCGCCATCAGCTTTGGTTATTGCTAGCGATGTCGACCGCTTCGCTTACGAATGTATTTGCTCGATTCGTAGGTGACTGGAAGAGTTTTTGGACCGTGCTTTTTTTGCAGGTGTTTTTTGGACAGGCAGTGTTTGCATATATTCGGGGTTCGGCGATCCAAGTTGCGCCTGGCGGACGCCTCTCCAAAAACGCGGATCCTCTCGCGCGTGCAGGTGTTGCAGCATTGTCACTCGCTGTCTACTTTTTAGCGTTTGCTTACGAGCCTAGAGAGCCAGAACAATCAATCTATGACAAGAGAGCGTCGGACTGGACAATGCCCACGCGTGAGGAATTACGACGCTCGGCTGAGTGATGCCAGTTTTAAAGGCACTGTTCAGATGTTCCTCCAATCTCCATCGATACCAGATCATGGGCATCAGCAACTGTCTTCTGCTCTTGGTGCAGCGCCTGCTGCACCGCGAGGATGATTCGCTCGAGGTAGGCGTAATCTGGATTGGGTTCAGTGGCATCGCTCGTCATGTGCCACCACTCATCGCCGAACAGCTTTGTCATCAGCTCGCTGTGGGCGCCGTGGAGATGATCAGCCGATGGCGATTCGCGCAGATCCTCTGCCGCATCGAACATTTCCCGCGCTTCGTCCGCTGTGTAGCCGAATCGGCGGCGCTCTTTCATCACCAGCCGCTGCGCCTCGTTCGCAAGAGCATCACCGCTGAACTGGCGCGCCCTGATGGTCTGATCGAAGTAGCCGATGATGTAGCTGGTGTTCAACTCGCAGAAGAACTGCACGATGGTGTGGCCATCCCACATTCCGCCCCAATAAGCGGTCCAACTCTTCCCCCAGCAGCTGACGGTGATCTTGCCGCGCTTCGGTGCCAGGTCTTCAAGGAAAACGGTGATCGGGTCGAGGCTGGGCGCGCCGGTGATCACCAGCTTGGCCACAGTCGAGCGCTCAACCTTCAGCGGCTCGGCCGGTTTGTTTTCTAGGGGCATGGGTATGGTATCTCCGCGATGCTGGCATAATGCGTACTCACCTACTGCGGCAGGGCGCCATGAGAACGGATTGGGTTGTATGGATTGGTTGTGTTTCACTTTTCGTGACAGGAGTAATCTGGGGCCGGGTTCCGATTCCGATCGATTTTTTTAAAGTTGAAGATGTCCATGACCTGTTTGAAATTGCTGGTGCCGGCGCAACGGTGTTAGCGGTGTGTCTAGCTGCGGCAGGACTCAACGCATGGAAACTACAAATTCTGGCCACCTCAGATCACGATTTGGCAAGAAGAGCATCTATTGCGTTACACACTTATCTAGCTGCAGTTATACGTGCCTGCCAGGTTGCCGAATTTCTGGAGGTAAGGGTTGCATCCGAAATCGGAAAAGGCGGGATAAAACCACATCAAATAGATGGCATTCGACGTGAGCTTGAGCGCCTTGAGTCGGCCATTGAAAGTCTTAAAGCTTTGTCCCTAGAGTGCAAAATTGTTTGGGGAGAGGGGGTGTTTCTGAAGTTTAAGAGTGTGCTTCTTCCAGGCGAAAAATACTCTGTGTGCATCGAAGGGTATCTGCTCTGGTCTAGCGGCGACACCTCGAATGCCGCCAAAGATGCCCTTGCAGAGCAAATTACTGACGCGTTCAATTATGTGATTCCTATGGTTGGCACAGGGAAAGCTAGCGTTGAGAAGGCTATGGATCATGCTCTCTCGCCGCTGTTCTCGGAGATCCAAAGAAAGTTTATTAAGAGAAGCACTTCGTGATGCTCTAGAGCAAATCCGCCCACCTTACACGCCTCTTCAGTGGCTACCTCGATTGCTATTCCAAACAGTGCAAATGTGCCCGTGGCGTTGCTCCAGACAGCCGAGTACCTCGCCGGCTGGCGTGAAGTGTTTTCATGGGCTATTGCTTTTAGATTCGGCATGCCGCCGAACCAAGGAGGGCGCAGATGAGTAATAAGCTAACGCTTAAGGAAGTCGCTGAAGGCAACGGGCTTACGATTGACCAAGTAGGTGCGTACTACGCTGATTGCGAGCAAAGGCCCGATGGGACGTGGGCCATTTACTTTGACCCTAAAATCCCAAAGGACCTACTGGAGGGGCTGAAGGGGTTCTACACCTTCAACCTGCCTGCCAAGCCATCAGCACAATAGGAGGGGGCGGCTCACGCCGCCTCTTCCCGCTGCTCCTGCGGCTTCGGCGGCCAGTCCGTAAAGCCGACCTTTGGCGCCTTGGTCTTCGGGTTGATGATAGGCTTTCCCTTGGCGTCCACCAGCACGGCCTTGGCCCTAATCTGCATGTCGCGGCACCTCAGTGTTTTACATGCCAGCGCTATGAACTGCTCGGCGTACTGCGGTGCGTCGAACAATGGCGAGAGCTGGCGCACTGTAGCCCCCCCATGATCTTCTCAGCACGCTTGCGAACCATCTCAAGCCATTCAGGCTCCGGTATTGGCTCGATGCCGCCTGGAGCCTTGAGGTTCTTGCGGGTGCCGCTCGTTTTCTTGCGCGCCTCGGCGGTGGCGACATCAATGGTCATTCCAAACACGGCGAAAGTGCTCATAAGCATTCTCCAGGCATACGCCTACCTCGCCGGCTGGCGTGATTCGAAGAAGTGGGGTATGTGTGTCTTAACTCACACTGGCAGGAGGCCGACATGAGGTTGCAGAGCGATGTAGATGCGCTGGCGGCTATCGAAGAAGACGCTAAAGCGATGCTGAAACGGATAGGGCTGCCTGACGACGCAGTGAAGCTGGAGGTGGTCGTGCTCCTTCGGGAGGTGATCGACCTGGCCAGCTACATGGATTCGGCGCATCGAATCGTTGATAGCCATGAGCAACTACAACGGAGAATACGTGCGCCAGCATTACAGCGTGCCGGCCGAGGTAGGGCGCCGAGTGATCGCCAACGGTGAGCCCGGCGTGATCATGGCCAACCGCGGCCATTACATCGGCGTCATCCTCGACAGCGACCCGAAGAAGCGCATCCGGAACTATCACCCGATCTGGGAAATGCAGTACGGCGAGATGGCCGAAACTCTCCCGCTGAAAGAGTGGCTGGTCCTGCCGTTCAAGCATGACTGGGACGATCTCGACTGGAACCGCGAGGCCCGCGAGGATCTGGCCAGGGTGTGGACAGCCACTCGCAGTCAGGCCAAATACAAGGCCTATGAACGGCTTCAGGGTTACTGCCACAGCATCAAAGCGATGTTGCACTTCAAGGTCCGTCGCGCCTGATCGACTGCACGCCCACTCGCCTCAGACGAAGCTAGGCGGCTCTCCGTGCATGCGCCTTCCTCCATGGCCGGATGCGGCATGGTGGTATTTCTTTTTCGAATGCTTTATTACGTGACTCCAAGCCATGGGACCTAAGAAATCAGCCAAAGTCGATACTGGCAGTCATAGGTGAAGGATATTCAATGGAGGTGTGTTTGAAGAGTGACCGCGAGTTTGATGAGGTGGGTAAAGTTGTTCGGCATATAACTTTTTATGACCCAGAATACCTATGGGGTGAGGGTTCAGGTTTTTTTATAAGTTATGAAGGATCAGTATACTTTGTTACTGCTAAACATAATGTATTTAAAAGCGGGAAAATGTTCGCGCGCGAATTGATGGTCACGGATCATGCGACACGCCTCCAAGTACCATTTAATAGAATGCTGCTTGGGAATAAAAATGAAGCCGACGTTGATCTTGAAGATTTTGCTGTCTTTCATGTTGATCAGCGTAAAGCTTTGGAGGCAGGCATCCATGAGCTTCATTCGATAAAAATCCCCGCCGAAAGCATGCTCGGGTCTAAGGTGCCGGATGGCACAATCATGCGTTGCGCAGGGTACCCTACTACTGACGCCCCTTACGATTGGGATAAAAAAACAAAGTCGGTGCACTTGCTGGTCAAAGAAGGAGTGAAAGCTTCCTCTAGTTTAGGCGATGGATTTGGAGCGTTGAAGGGGGAGGTGTCTACGTTGAATTTCAGCGGCCTAAGTGGCGGCCCCGTATTGGCTTACATAGATGAGAGATGGTTGTGGGTTGGTGTTGTGGTGCGGGCTAGTAGTGCTGGTGTAATTAATTATATTGATACGGATCTAATTTTTGATGTATTAAAGTGTGGCGCCCTTATGGGTTCCATGTATGATTGTTTCAAAAGTATTTCTGATGCAAATAGCTAATTCAAAAAGTAGCAGACTAGATTGTCTTATCTGACTCGCTTGGTTTTTTTCCGGGCCTGCTATAACACATGACAACCGCATGCTCTCCTGCTCTACCTGCAGTAATGAATCTGCGCTGCCTGCGCAAGCTGCTTCTTGATGCACCATTCATGCGCCGCCCTCCGTGCTGGTGGCAATTTGGTTTCATATCGGGTTTGATAGCGCTCCCTACAATCGCGTGATAGCAGGAGCAGAGATGATAAACACGGCAGTGCACGATCACTTTGGCGAGGAGCTGGAGTGTGTAGAAGTCGATTTGCGCACGTCAAAACACAAGAATCGGCTGGTTGAAATTTGGGAAAAGCGCAACCAGCTGACTGGAGAGTTCCAATACGACATTCAGGTTGAGTGGACCGCGCAGAAGTACCATCCGAACATGACGATGACTGAGGACGACTTGCTTGAGCTGGCCGATGTAATCAATGGTTGGGTTGAGAAAATCAAGTCGGCTCGGGAGCTCCGTGCTCAATCTGAGGATGAATGAACTCGTCACCTGGATTGCGCTTCAGTTCGACCATGTTGGCCTCTTCTAACTGGCGCGCCAGCCTTGGTGATATGCGAAAAGCTGGTGCGTCAGGTTTCTGAAGTCGACGCGCTACACCGCTACGCTTCTTCGGCGTCGAGCCGTGATGCTTGGCGCTGGCTGATGGCGTAGAGTTCTACCGCCACGTTTTCGTCAACAACGATTTCGTGGCGCGAACGAAGCGCCTCAATCGCGCCTTCCCGGCCTAGCGATCGCACATATCGAAGACAGGACGCCATCACCGATCCTTGCTGGGTGTCGCTGGTCCACTCCATCAACACCAGCAAGTATTCCTTCTCACCCTTGCGTACACGCAACCTCAGATCTTCCTCTTCAAGCTCCTTGCGTTTCGCCGTGCTCTTTGCAGATCGCGCTTTCTGATCCATGGCCATGGCCTACCTCTTCAATTCCGCTGGACGGCAAGTCCAGCCAGGTCTGTCGTTTGCGTTGTTGGGGTCTTCGTTTCATCGAAATGCAGGCTTCAGCTTCGGGAAGTCGATCCCGTTGTCCCGGACAATCCGATTGAGCATGTTGTAGCTGACTGCCAGCGCCTTGCAGCACTGGCTCCGGTTCATGCCGCCGGCGATACAGTTCTTTATCTCGGCGACCAATCGCGCTTCCACATCCGGCGGCGCCCTGTTAGGCGCTGTGCCGATCTTTTGCCGAATCTGGAACTTGATTGCGTGCTTGGACGCGATCGCCTTCAGCGTGGCCAGCGCAATTCCTTCACGCTCAGATATCTCGTTCCGGGTCAGCTCCTGCTGACGGATCTGTTCGCGCTGCGCTTCTGCTTTCTGCTCCTCTGCCTTTTGGTGTTCGGAGATTCGCACTTTGATCAGCGCGACCAGGTCGTCGTTGGCCTTCAGAACGAGCTGTTGGATGTCGTTGAATAGAAACAGGTAGTCGGCAGCGAGCTCGTCCAAGCTGGCCAGGTTGGTCCGGATGCTGTCGCCGATCTGGCTTGCGGTGATTTTCGCCCGGGCCAGCTCGGAGTCGGCGGAGTCGCGCAAAGGTGCAGACCAGCAAGCTCAAGGGCGAGATCACCGGCAAGGACGCAGCGCTACTGATCGACTGCATGGTTCACAAAGTGCTGCATGCCCAGCTTTCGCCGCGACACTGGAACGCCCTGACCGCGAAGTACAGTACACACAAGGGGCGCAAGGTCGAGGCGATTGGCCGGCTGATCGCCGTGCTAGTTAGCCCAGCACCGATGCTGTTCACTCAGAAGGCCGTGACCGTATGGGCGATTCCGCAGGTGAAGGGCGTGCGGCGAGAGGCTGTGAAGGCTCCCGTGCCTGGGCGCCTTGACGACGAGCAGAGATGGGGCTGGCGCAACGATGCGGCTCAACTGGCCGTGGCCCGGGCAAACCAGCACTCACAGCAAAAAGTCGAGACACGGTCGAGCGACATGATTGTCCTGGCCGACTCGAACTACGACATCAACACCTGGGACAATCAGGGCCTGACCGAGCGTACCTACCGCCGCTGGAATCAGGCGATCAAAGGGACGCTGGAGAAGCTGGTCGACGAGGCACTGGTGGAGGCTCAATCGCTTCTGGAAGAGGCTGAGGTGCTGACCGGTGAAGCGGCCTGAAAAGAGTCCCTTAAAAGGGCTTGCAATTGATGTCCGCATGTCCGCATGTCCGCATGTCCGATGATTTTCCCATCCTGTCATTTCTGCGTGTGTAGGAGTGAAGCAAAAAGTCCGGTCACTAAGTCGGGCTTTTTTGTGCCCGCCAGAACGCTAAAAGCCCCGACTTCTCGTTGGGGCTTTTTTTTGTTGTCTCGCAGTCTTTTGAGACTTGAGTGATGTCTATATGATGGCGCCATCATTTAGAAGGGAATCTCATGCGTTCGTTATTTGCAAAAACGTTTGGCGGGTTGAGTAGCCCGGTGTATCTGCGGCACTTTCTGTTCGGCGCCGTCATCGCCGCACTGCTGATCGCCGTATCGGTTAGCGGCAAGCACCAGCCAAACTTTGGGTTCATCACCTTCGTGCTGATCAACACCGTACTGTATCCCTACGCAAGGTTCGTCTACGAAAGCGTGGTTAACTACATCGTCGGAAACAATCAGTTTTACTGGAACGCCTCGACGTTCGTGATCGCGAAATACCTCACCATCATGATGTGCTGGGCGTTCGCGATCTTTATCGCTCCCCTTGGACTGATCTACCTGTTCTTCCGCAATGGCAGGCGCTGAGCGATGTGACGCTCGTCGAAGTCTCGCCATTGTGTCGGGCTTTTTGTTTGGACTCTTTGTTCGTATGATGGCTGTTTGCCAACTCGATTGAACAAGGAGTTTTCATGCAGCGCGATATGGTATTGGTAACAGCAATCCTCAACGGCACCGCGAGTCTAGATTTCAACACCCAGATCAGCCTAGATGAAGTCGTAAAGGGCGTTAAGGAAGACAACGTAGAACCTAAATTTGAGCGGGATCTGATTCTGGAGCACATAAACGTACTCGTAAAGGAAGGCTTCATCGAGGGGCGTATTTCAACGGACGGTTATTTGCTTTTGGATGCGACGATTTGGAGATTGACCTGGAAGGGGCAAGATTTATTAGCCAACCTGATGGCGCGCTAACTGAATTCAGTCCACCTCGGTGCGCAACTTGAATTTCGAAGCCCACGGTAAGTGGGCTTTTTGCTTTTCGCAATTTGTGAAATCATCCATCGCGACGATATTTGTCACCCTGAATGCGGCAAAAATCCCGCGGCCGTTGATTAAGGAAATACATGAATGCCTGACTTTGGAATATCCCTGCTGCCGGTAATTTTGTTGCCAGAGGAGTGGCAATCATTTGCTGCAATTCTCGATCCTGAAGCAGAAACGGTTTGGGTGGTTTTCTGGGGGGGAGAGATTTTTGGAGTTTACTTGTCGTCTCCTGAAGCCGCCGCTGCGCTAGCAATTATCGAGGCTGACTTTGCCGCGAAAAGGGAGCTAAAGCCGCAAACGATAGAGCAGGTCCGACTCCAGAAACGCTTACACCAGTTACAGCGGGATCAAGACGCTAAGCAGGCTCAAGAGGCTCAAGTGGCTAAACGGGCTCAGAATACGTCCGGCACCCAATTTAAGATTTAACCTAAGCGCCAAATCTTTAGCCCCGCCACCGTGCGGGGCTTTTTCGTTCTCGGCTCCACCACACCCATTGCTCAGAGCTGGGAGCGAAGGCGGAGCTGATGCAAATCTGCGGGGAAGCCCCTGCCAATTGACCATCACTCCCTGACGGGGAGGAACCGAGATGCCAAACATGCCAGACAAACCAGACACATGGGCGATAGCGCTTGCGTGGTTGAGCCAGCATTCGCCGATCCTCTATGCGGCTGCGCTGTCTTGCGCTATGGCCGTGTTGCGGATCACTTATGGCGGCGGTACACGTCGCCAAATGTTGGTAGAAGGTGCCATCTGCGGTGGCCTGACCCTTACCATCATCAGCGGCCTGGACTTCTTCGGCCTACCACAGAGCATGGCTACTTTCGCCGGCGGCTGGGTTGGCTTCCTGGGAGTGGAGAAGATCCGCAACATCGCGGATCGGGTGACTGACTTCAAGCTTCCCACACGCAAGGCGGAGTAAGTCGCGACACGTTTCGCGGATCAGCAAATTGTGTCGCGATATTCGGTAATGCTGGCTGCTGAGTTACCCTGCGAGAAAATCAGTCAGATTTTCTAGGTAACTCATGCCGCGATTCGAGATTTTCAGTAATGGGCAGCATATCGGATGGTCCGAGCTGGAGCATGGCGATCCACCCATGGGGGTTGCACACGGTGTCTTCATTCCCGGTCCAGGATATTCCGGTATCCAGGAACAGGTTAGGGCCTCTACCCAGCGTGATCAGCGCCATTTCAAGTTTATGGTGCGCGTAGACGGAGTGGAGGTTACTGCTTCCGGTGTGTCTATTGCTGACCACGCCATTAATTCTGAGACGGATGAAATGGAAGTGGTCGTTCTAGGTATTGAGTACCCAGCATATGCTGATGATCTTTCCTGATCACGTCGCGGCCTATAAAGCGCAGTGGGGCGCGTAGCCGCAGTTAAGGATTTAACGGCCTAGGTGTGCCGCAGGGTCACTGCGGCTTTGACTTGGTTACTTGTATGCGAAGGTAATCTTAGCGCTGACTAGAGCCTGTCCATTGATTGTTACCTTGCAGAATTTCACGGGGGTGGACTTTTCCCCGTCGGCCTCATCTGGCTCGCATTCAAGAAGGCCCGTCTTGTCACCGAATGGCAGTTGTTCGCCCTTTGTGGCTTTGCTGAGGTCTATGCGGAACGGTTGACGGTAATTCACCCCTGCGAGAACTTGTGGCTCGCCATCGCTCAGGAAGCCCGAGCGCGGAGTGGCGCACAGAGTGCCTACAATCCGTTTGCCATCAATAATGTTGGCATCTGTGTAGCAAACAATTTTTCCAGCCTCGGTGACGAGATTAGACGGACCCAAGTTGGTCCAGGTCTCTTCTGGAATAGCGACGCATCCGAAAAGAGTTGTGGCAGCAAGCAGGCAGGCTGTAGCGGGGCGAACATGAGCAAAAAACATGCGGATAAGTGTCCTTACGAATAAAAAGGCGCACACAAATACAGGCAATTAGCCACTATTTCAAGCTCAGGGTGATCCATGGATAGGCCATACCCTCCCTTGTCGCTTATCGAATTATCAGAGCAATCGGACTTTGGTATTCGCCTGACCCCGGCTCCCGAGGTGTGGGAGTGGCTGCAGTCCCAGATCCTTGCTGACACCGGCAGCATTCACAATGAAGAACACGCCCATCTGATCGATGCGGACATTCGTGTGATGTGGGCGTCTGCAGCCTTCACGAAGAAGGGGCGAACAGTCGTCGGTCAGGCCGAACAGGTAGCGTTCCGCGCCGGTGGCTGGCAGAAAGCCCGGATGGAACAGCAGATGCTTGATTGGTTCGGTGACGTGCCGGCCTACATCATCACCCTGGCCGCCGATTACTGCGCGGATTGCTCCGACGCTGATTTCTGCGCCCTAGTCGAACACGAGCTGTATCACATAGCCCAGGCGAGCGATAAGCACGGCCAGCCAGCATTCACCCAGGAAGGATTGCCCAAGCTTGAGATGCGCGGACACGACGTTCAAGAGTTCGTCGGTGTGGTGCGTCGGTATGGGGCAAGCGCTCAAGTGCAAGAGCTGGTGGACGCTGCAAACAATCCTGCTGAGGTGGGGAAATTGAACATATCGAGGGCCTGCGGAATCTGTCTGCTCAAGTCGGCCTGATCCTTAACAGGACCTTGACGGAATAAACCCATAGCCAACTCGATGTCTTGGCCACAAACGAGACCGGCCGTCTCGCCCGACAAGAGCGTTCAATCACCACCTACGTTCAGGCCTTGGCTCAGCAACAGCGAGCGCTGGAACTGGCAGGGCAGCGCGCCGTTCTCGGCGTCGGTCAGGGCGATCGCCAGAACGCGCTCAACAGTGAGTTGAACAGCCAGCAGGATCGGTTCGCACAGCAGTCGCTGGAACTGGCAAATCAGAAGTCCGACCCGTCGCGGAATATGTCGGAGGAGGAGTTCGCCCGTAAGTCGCAGGCTCTCGCCGATGCGAACAAGGCCGCAACCGATCAGATCCGGCAGAATTACGCGGATGTTGAGGCGGCGCAGGGTGATTGGACGAAAGGCGCAACGTCGGCCTGGGCCAACTACCTGGATTCGGCGAGCAACATTGCCGGACAGACAAAGACCTTGTTCGGCAATGCCTTCAGTTCGATGGAAGACGCGGTCGTCAACTTCGCCATGACCGGGAAGCTGTCTTTTGCTGACTTCACCAAGTCGATTTTGGCGGACATGGCGCGGATCGCAACCCGTCAGGCCAGTTCGGCGTTGCTGAGCAGCCTCGTCGGTGCTGCCACCAGTTACTTCACTGGCGGAGGCGGCGGTAACGGGCTCGCGGCTGGATCTGCCGGTGCAACGTCTTCGAATCTCGGCGCGTCCTCGGCAGGTTACTCCAGCACGTACTTCCCGCAGGCGCTCGGCGGTGCCAGGTCGTCGGGCGTGCAAATGTTCGCCAATGGCGGCGTATTCACCAACAGCATCGTCAGCACGCCAACCGCCTTCGGCATGGCCGGCGGCCGGGCGGGTGTCATGGGTGAGGCGGGGCCGGAGGCGATCATGCCGTTGACCCGAACTTCCAGCGGCACGCTGGGTGTTCTCGCGGTTGGCGGTGGTTCCGGGACTGCAATCAGCATCAGCGCGCCGGTCACGGTGGTGACCGAGGATCGCAGCTCTGAAGGCATCCAGATCGACCAACAAGCGCTTTCCAAAAACCTACAGTCGCAAATGCAGGCCGTGGCCGAGAAAGCCGTTGCTGACTCTTGGCGCGCGGGCGGTACCAGCTTCCGAAATGCAAATGGGAGGGCCTAATGGCCATCGAGAAATTCACCTGGCCAACCCAGCGCGGGGAAACACCCGATATCAATTATCGGGTGCGCACCTCGAAGTTCGGCAACGGCTACGCGCAGAACGTCGGCGACGCCCCGAACAACAAAGAGGACTCCTATCCAATCACCTGCGTCGGGCACAAGGCCAAGGTGCAGCAGATCATGGCGTTCCTCGATAGACACGCCGGGGCAAAAGCGTTTCTCTGGACAACGCCGCTCGGCGAACTCGGACTGTTCACCTGCAAAAATCCCGCTCCCACACCAATGGGCGGTGAGGTCTTCAAACTCACCGCCACGTTCGAGCGGGCATTCAAACCATGAGGGGCAATCATGCCGCTGATCAGTGACATCCAGGTGCTTGAACCTGGCAGCGAAGTGCTGCTCTTTGAATTGGACGGCACGGACTACGGGGCGGATGTTTTGCGCTTTCACGGGCACGCGATACCGCACACTTCGGCCGAGCTGATCGCTGCAGGCGCCGATGCCGATCAACTGCCGGCGAAAGCTATCTACTGGCAGGGTAACGAGTACAGCGCCTGGCCGATGCAGATCGACGGCATCGAGTCGAACGGCGACGGCACGGCGGTCCGGCCGACATTGTCAGTGGGTAACGTCAACGGGCGCATCACTGCGCTATGTCTGGCGTTCGAGGATCTGCTCGAGTTCAAGCTGACGATGCGCCATACGCTCGGCAGTTACCTCGACGCGGCGAACTTCCCGGCCGGCAACCCAACGGCCGACCCTACCCAAGAGACGATCGAGGTCTGGTACATCGACCAGAAAACGAACGAGGATGGGGAGAACGTCAGTTGGGAGCTTGCCAGCCCTGGCGATGTTGGAAACGAGTCCATCGGCCGGCAGGCCACAACGCTGTGCCATTGGTGCCTCACCGGTGGTTACCGCGGGCCGAACTGCGGCTATACCGGGCCATACGTGACCAAGGACGGCATCGTCACTGACAACCCAGAACTGGACGAATGCGATGCAACGCTCGGAAAGGGCTGCATTCCGCGCTTCGGCGAAGGAAACCCGCTGCCGTTTGGTGGTTTGCCACTTCTGATCTGCGGCTGTCAGTCCTCCTCGACGCAACTGACAGTGCCAAAGGCTGCGGGGTGCCAGCCAACGCCGGCGCCGGCGCCGTGGATCATGCAGCCGTACGAGCCAGACTTGACCCAGCGCATGCTCAACGAATTATCGCCATCACCGACACCGGCGACCGTGGACTGATCGCCTTGCAGGCGTGTCAGGCCTACGTTCAGGAATTGTCCCGCTGATGAGGGAAGCGGTCTTTGAACGGACTGTCTCCGCTGAGGATCCGAATCTGGGTTCGCAGCTCGGCTATGTGCTTGTCCTTCGCCATCAGCTCCCAGTTGCTTTTGGTTTCGATATCGGTAGCTCGCCGGCTGGCATCCAATGCTTCTGACTTCGCAGCGCTCAATTGAGAGCGGAGCGTTTCGCACTCGGCGGACGCGGCGGCGTGCATCTCAACCAGCTTGAATATCCGCTCCCTGGACTGTTGCAGCTGAAGGTTCAGTTCTTCGAACTCATTTTCGTAGAGGGCCAACTGGTGCCGGCAAGTTTCGAGCGGCGTCGGGCAGCCGAGCCAGTCGTCGGTGTTTTCGATGTCGGAGGAATCCACGGAAGGCGCCTTGCTTTCTACTGTTTGTATATACAGCAATCGAGGCGTGTCATGTGGGCGAGGGTAAGGCGACGAGCTGTAGGATTTTGAATTGGTGAATATCGGCAGGACGCCGGGGATGGGTTGCGCAAAACCTCCTCTAGAGGCTGTGTGTTTTCGTTTGCATAAGCACAAAAAATCGGATGTTTTGCAACTCTGAAAACCGGGTGTTTTCCTTATAAAACAATAACTTGTGTCGCTACAGTCCCCAGCATGGGGTGCTAGGGGTCGAGTGTTCGAATCACTCCGTCCCGACCATATTTTTCAATGACTTAGCCCAATCTGAAAAGGTTGGGCTTTTTCATGCTTGGGGATTTTTGAGGGGGCATTCCGTTTCTCTCCTCAAGATGGTCAGTGGCAGTCCTCGCGAATTGATTGCCCTCGATGCGCACTCAGCCAAAGGCTGCGACGTCGCGCTGCGTGGGTTACGCTGTCGTATACGCACGACTGCATCAATGCATGCTAGATGTCGATGAAAGCCATTACTCCCGATGTTAGACGACATTGCTTCTAGAGTGTCGCGTCTGTGAGGGCGCCAATCAAATCTATTGCTCTACGACTTAGCACTTTCGAAATAGCGCTATAGTGCTGATGTTACTTTGTAGGTCTGGTATATAGAAGTATATAGGCCGTAAGTATCTTTGACGCCAAGAAATGTTGAGCTATAGTTTTTTTGCAGCAGACAAAATTCTATTTCTTGGATGATGAGGTGTTGCTCAATGGAAAGTAAAATTCATGCAAATAAGGGCTGGCAGCGTATCGGGAAAATTCCATCGGCAGGCAATCTTTATGCAGATGGTACATGGTGCTTCAATACTCGCGAACGAGATGCCAGAACCTGTGACGCTAAAGGATATGGTGTAGGCAAGGGCAACTACTACATTATGAATATTGATAAGGGGGACAAGAAGTATCCTTATAGCGGTGAGAAGGCAATAGTGGGGCAGGCAATATTTAGAGTCGGTGAGAATGGATCGCCAGAGGCGCTGGGTCTGCGAGGGGCGTTCAGTGGTGGTGAGGATGTGTGGATGATGATCAATGACACGTTCGACGGCCTTGATGACAATGACGGCTCCCTCCAACTCAGGTTTGTTCCGGCGGGAGGACGGTCGCTAGCCCCTACTAACTCTCTCGGTGATCCCATCGGTACTCAATATCCAAAGGACACGTTCACGAACTAAGAATGAATGCGTGGTTCTTGGCGTTCTATTCGTGCGGGATTATGATGTTCTCACGTTCCAATAGTTTTCGTTCGATTTAACTTTGCTGGCTGTGCAGTTGTTGGGTTTTTCTGGTGCTACAAATCAATAAAGTCGGGGGGGGGCGAGCACAAACAGGAGGTGCCACTGAGCGACTATCAGAGTCACTCTGTCCCGTTCGTTTAATTCATTTAAAAGGCCAGTGCATTCTGTATTGGCCTTTTTAGTGCGTGTCTCTTTATGATATGCCAGCGCGGCTAACTTGTAGTCATTGGCAATCACCAT